AATCGTATATACCCGCTCACCGCGCCGGAAGCAACCGCTTCTGGTGGTGTCCCGTACCTGATTTACGCCAGCAGCGAGGGTTTGCGCGATAAGACGCTTGGCGGGCATCTCAACAGCAAAGAGGTTCAGGCAGAACTCAACATCATAGCCAAAAAGTACAGCGATATGAAGGCGATCACGAAACAGGTGATCGCCCTTCTTATTGGCTTCGAAGGGCGGAAAATCGGTACAGGCGGGCCGTTCATCGAGGAAATCACATTTCAACATCCGGTTGAGATGTACGAAAGCGAACCGGCGCTTTACCGGTGCGTGGTGGAATTTTCAGCTTATTTTGAGGGGTGATCGAATTGGCAAGACGTTCTGTTGGTACGAAACTCATGATCGGTCTGAATGCCGTTGCGGGCCTCACGTCGATCGGTGCGCCGCCGAAGACGGCAGATACGCTGGATACGACGACACTTGATTCGGACGGCGGATACCGCACGTTTACTGGGGGTTTCAAAGACGGGGGCGAAGTGACCATTTCTGGTTATTTCGAACCCGGCGACGCCGGACAACTTGCCCTTGATGCGGCATTTGAGTCCGGGGAGGAAACCGACTTCCAGATCATTTTCCCGGCTGAGTTTGGCGCGTCATGGCAATTCCGCGGCGTAGTGACCGGGTTTACGGGTGGCAATGCCGAACTTGAAGAATTGCTCACGTTTGAGGCGACGATCAAAGTCAGCGGAAAACCCGTTCTGGTTACGCAACCCAGCGCAGGTCTGTCTGCGCTGTCGGTATCCGGCACCGGTGGTGTGCTGTCGCCCGCCTTTGATCCGGCAACGTATTTCTATACGTTCGACGGCGTTACCGATCCTTCTGTCACCGTGACGGCCACGGCGGCCAACCACACGCTGAAACTGTATGTGGATGGCGACTTCCAAGAAAACTTGGTCAGCGGTCAGCCGTCTGGCGCGATTCTGTTCGATGCAGCAAATAGCCGCAAGCTTACGATCGTCGCTAACGAGGAAGGAAAGGCGCCGGTAACGTACGAAGTCATCGTCGTTCATGCTTAATGAAACGGCCCGGGGCTTCGGCTCCGGGCCAATTTATAAGGAGGATAAGTCTTTATGAGCGATATCGTTATCATCCAACTGGATAAACCCCGTGAACTCCGTTACGGACACAAGGCATTGAAAAAGCTCGTTGCGCTGACCGGAAAATCCCTCGAGGATATCGAGCGCGACGGTTTTGCTGATTTCGACATCATCGAGAAGATGGTTTATTGCGGGTTGAACGATGATTCGATCCAGCTTTCGGATATGGAGCAACTGCTTGACCAGGCACCGAATTACAAGCACATCATCGACGCGGTGCAGACTGCGTTTTTGGCAGCATTTGGCGTGAAACCCGGTGATGCTGAGGGAAACCAGTCTCAACCGGCTCGGGAGCCGGAAAAAGCCGCTTCGACTGGAACGAAAGCCTGAAAGTCGCGTTCGCATGCGGTGTCAGCCTTCACGAGTACAACGAAATGACGCCGCACGAGCTGATGTTGAGGGTCGAAGCGTACAACGAGAGCATGGCAATCCAATATCGGCAGATGCTTACACAAGCATATCTTACGGCCTACTGGCAGCGCGTGAAGCGCATGCCGCCGCTGAAAAAGGTGCTGGATGAAATAAAAGTGCGCCGTCAGAAGCAACAGACGCCGGAAGAGATGTTTGCGATAGTGAAAAGTCTGAACAAACAGTTGTCGAGGGAGGGGAAACGAGATGGCGGTCGTACGTAACCTGTTAATTCGCGTGGGGGCCGACTATTCTGCAGCGCGACAAGCGCTGCAAGGCGCCACGCGTGAAGTTGCTCGCTTCAAACGAGACACACAAAAGAATTTGGACGAAATCAGCGGCCGCCGCGGCTTGGGCCAACTCAATACCCAATTCCGTGAACTCAGCCGATCTGTTTCTTCCTCTCTCTCCCAAATACGTGGCGCAAGAGGCATCGGCGGCGTCGTGACAGCGTTGGGCGGGTTAACTCCCGCTCTTTCCGGCGCTGCTGCCAGTCTTCGTGGGCTTGGTGCTGCGGCCGGTGGCGCTGCGGCCGCTCTTGGTCCGCTTGGAATTGGGCTTGGAGTTGTTGCCGCTGCTGCCGCTGCTGCAATCGCGGCGATTGCAAAAGCCAGCCAACCGGCGGTGCAGTTTGAAGCGGATTTGATGCGCCTGAACATGCAACTTCGCGGTAGTTCCTATGAATTCATGCAGTGGGCGCGGTCGCAAGGTCTTGCCGCATCAACGGCAGCAAATATGGGGGCGACATACGGTACACTCCTTTCATCGTTTATATCCGATACGCGCGAAATCGGACGGCAAACGCAAGACCTTGTTCATGCCACACGCGTTGTAGCATCAGCGACGGGCCGGACAATCGAGGACGTACAAGAGCGCATCAGGTCCGGTTTGCTCGGAAACACCGAGGCTATCGAAGACCTCGGTATTTTTGTCAACGTCGCCATGATCGAAAGCACAGAGGCGTTCCGGCGCTTTGCTAACGGGAAGCATTGGAATCAGCTTGACTTCCGAGTGCAGCAACAAATCCGCCTAGCCGCGATCCTTGAGCAAGCCTATGCGCGCTACGGAAACGAACTGCAACAAAACGTAATGACGAAACAAACGCTGCTGACGGAGCAGCTTAAACAAATAAAACTCAACTTGTCACAAGCGTTCCTTCCGATTTGGGACGCTGTTCTCCCGGCGCTGATCCGTCTGGCCGAAGCGCTTGCGGTTGTGACTGAGGAATTGGCGCGGTTTATCTATTGGCTTCGCGGGTGGGACTATGACGAGCGCACGCGAGGGACGCAGCAGTACACCGACGCCGTCATTGACCAAGGACGGGCGTATGATGATCTTGCTACGTCTGCCCGGAAGGCGCGGGGTGAACTCGCCGCATTTGACCGGCTGAATCTCATCGGATTCGGTTCTGGTGTCGGCGGTGGTACTGGCGGCGGTGGCGCTGGTGGCGGATCGCAGGGTGGATTCACGCCCGGTGGCGGTGGACGAGGAAGGATCGATTTACCCGAATTCCCGCCGGAACTGACCAGACGCTGGCGCATTGAATTCGACCCGCCGCATCCTCCTGATGCTGGGCTTGGCGCTGTGGCGACGGCCGTCGTCAATACGATTAACGGAATGATTGCTGAGACAAAGGCTCGTATGGCGCAATGGTGGGCGGACTTGCAGGCGCAGACAGCGACAGGATTGGCGAACGTAATCATTCGTTGGAACCAGCTTGCGACGAACCTAAATGAAGTCCTCGTTCCGAGCATGGCCGCCGGTGTCAATTTGAGCTGGGCCAACATGATGAACGATCTGCAGGTTCAAACCCAAGCGGGAACTGCAGCAATGAATCAACAGTGGTCTCAAATGTGGCAAGAAACGCTCGCCCAATCACAATCGAATTCAATGGTTTTGCAGGAGAACTGGCGAACGACGCTTGCGAACATGCTAGTCAGTTTGGTAACGTTTCGTCCGACTGTTGCTTCGGAATGGGCAGCAGTTAGTAATTCCGTGGCCAGCGTCAGGGTCCCACTATCTCAAACTAATACTGCGTGGAACAATTCATTGACGGACATGCAAACCCAGTTGCAAACTAAACGGACGGCTTGGGATAAGGTATGGGATGCCGTTAAAGTTTCTCTGCTTTTGGTAAAGTTACAAATACAAGATGTCAGAAACTCTTGGCAATCCAGTTTGGAAAGCATGCGCAAGACGGCGAATGAAAAACTGAGTCCGATCATAGCGAAGATCGATGAGGCTATCGCGGCATGGAATAGGTTCAGTGCCGCTTTTGGGATGACAGGGCCCGCTAGAAAAGAAAACCCATTGCTTGATACTGAACAGTGGAAAAGGACGTTCCAAACGATTTTCAGTGGGGAAACCGCACGAAACATCGGAGACTTGCTGGAACGTGAAGCCAACAAACCGGAGAACCGGGCCGGCCTTTCCATCATCGGCGGACTGGCCGGGGCTGGCGGTGCTGCTCGTGGGGCAGCATGGCTAGACGACCTGCTGAAGCAACTCAAAAATATCCGCATCCCGGTCCCGCAGTTTGCGTCCGGCGGTATCGTTCGTGGGCCGACGCTGGCGATGATCGGCGAATATGCCGGCGCGAGCGCGAACCCAGAAGTTATCGCGCCGCTTTCGGAATTGCAAGAGATGGTCGGTGACAACGACGAGGAAATCATCTGGTTGCAACGCATCGTTCAGGCGATCCGCGAAACAGCCAATCGCCCGGTGACAATCAGCCGAAATGATATAGGTCGCGCTTCTGTGGATTATATGAACGATGAGATTCGTCGCGGTCGGAATCCGCTTCATCTGTGAGGGGGTGTCGTCTGGTGTATCTCGCTATCAATGGGGTTGAGTTGCCGATTTACCCGGCAGAATTTCAAGTAACCGTCATGGACTTGGACAACGCCGAAACCACCACGCGCACCGCTGACGGCACCCTTTCACGCGACCGAATCGCGGTAAAAAGGCAAATTCAGATGTCGTGGAACGCGCTGCGGTGGGAAGACATTTCCGCCATTCTTCAAATGATGGAAGCGCCGTTTTTCGAGTTTACTTACCCGGACAGCATGAGCGGAAAGATTGAGACGCGGGTGTTCTATGTCGGCAACCGGGAAGCGCCGATTGCGTTCACGCGGAACGGTGTGACATGGTGGAAAAGTCTCCAACTAACCCTAACAGAACGTTAAGGAGGATCAACATGTCGATCGTAACAATCGGTGATTTCAAAAACTACCTGCAAACCGTTGCCAATGCTGTATCGAGCGGCAAAATGAATGTAAATGACGCCGAAGTCAAATCGGTTCTGCAAACCATCGCTGCGGCTGTGGGGGAAGTGTCCGCCACACCAACGGCCAATACTCTGGCCGATCGGCTCAAGGCCGTTGTCGATCGCCTTGGCGAAGTATCGGCCAACCCAACAGCCAACACGGCTCTGGCGCGACTTAAGGCGTTGGAGGGCTACCTTTACGGCGTGGAGGCAGCGCTTGGTGCGCAGGCAGACGCAGAGGCGACTGGAAACGGATCTCTTATTGCCATTGTAAAGCGGCTGCGGACGATCCTCACCGATGTGTGGAACGATGCTGCTAACGCCCTGAATGTTCAACTAACGGGGAGTAATGTTGAACCAGCTGTGGATTTTACATTGTCGCGTGATGTCGTTGTTACTGCAGGGAGCAGTGCAACTGTATATTCAAACGTCGATTTATCTAAGTACACGCACATATCAGGCATCTTTATTATGCATAGCATCCTATGGCCACATAAGATACGTGTGCATTGGCGCAATTCAAGAGATTCAACCGCCGTTGTTCAGGAGCTGACCGAAATTGGGGATGCACATAAAGTGTTCGCACCCGTCTCGGTTATCACACAGAGGGCAAATATCTCAGTTAAAAACGAGGACACTGTTGATCGTAGAATCGCTACTCTTGATGTGTATGGACATGTAAGGGGGTAGTGACATGAACTTTTATGAGATTCTTGATGAAGTCGCTCCGGGTGAAGCCTATAACCCTTTCGCAGCCCGGACAGAAGATGGACAGTGGCTTTCAGGGACGATAAGCATCGACTTTTTAAATGCGAATTTCAGTCAATATACAACCGCGCAAGAAATGATCGATGCAACCGCAAGCGAAGGGTTGAAACTGTACTTCGCATGGTTGCGGGATCAAGAGATATTAAACTAACGAAGTTCGATAGTTTAACAGCGGCCGGGAGGTGATACATTGGCACTCGTTCACTTTTGGAACGAACAGGTGGGGAGAGACGAAAACTACCAACTGGACGCGACAAAATCGTACAACGAAAACGATGACGCGGTACTTCTTTTCACTGACTTTTTCGGTACGCCTTCTGGCATGATCGACCCCGCAGTTTATTATCTTTCTCGCTATCCTTTCCGTAACTGGCACATCAAGGCGGATATTAACGGCGTGGAATATGGCCGGGACAAAATCATCGACTTTGAGATCGAGGAGAGCCTGGTCAGCGGAGATGAATTCGAAATCGGGACCGCGATCGTGTCCAAGTTGGTGATTCGTCTTCGCACCAACGCCGAGATCCCGACCAACGCCAAAGTCGTGCCGTATGTTGCTCTCTCGGCCGATGGCATTACAGATATATCCGGGATCGATGACTATCTGCACGATGGAATGACGGACTGGGTGCCGTTGGGCGAATTCTATGTTGATACCCGCGAGAAGATCAACAATACGTGGGAATATACATGCTATGACAAGCTGATGTTCGCCAATACGCCATATGTGTCGTCGCTGACATATCCGGCCACCATGCGGGCAGTGTGGGACGAGATATGCACCCAGCTTGGCTACACATATGACTCCAGCGTCATCATCGATCTGTCGTACATGGTTCCCGCCGCTCCGACCGGTTACACATGCCGTCAGGTGATGGGCTTTATCGCCGCAGCAAACGCCGCTTCCGTCTATGCGGGGCGAGATGGCGTGATTCGGTTCAAGCGGTTTTCGGCGACTGAATCACCGGTATTCGAGATGACGCCATCCGATTATATCCGAGCACGCCTCACCAACCCGGTTAAGTCGTATTCCCGCGTCGTGGTGGTTTACGATCCGGACGACGACCTTGCCTATGAGGCGGGAACAGGCGACGAAGACCATACGCTGTATGTGGATTGCCCATTCGCCACCCAAGCAATCGCGGACAACCTTCTCGCTGCGCTGAACGGGTTTGCATACGCCCCGTTGGAGATGGACATACGCGGATACCCGCAACTTGAGCCGGGCGACGTGATCCAGTTCGAGCGCGACGAATCAATGACGTGGATCGACGCGGACATCCTTTGGGAGGATGCGGACTTCCCTTGGGACGGCATCCGCAAGTACCAGACGATCATTTTGCATCAGCGCATGTCATTCCGCGGCGGTCTGGCGATGACGTTGGAAGCCCCGTCGAAATCGGAGCAACAGTCAGAATTCCCGGTTCAAGGCACGCTTACCGACGCGATGAACAGGCTGAACAGGAACGCCGTGAAACAAGGCAAAACTTACTACGGTGTGTCCATTTCGCCCGATTACGGCCTGAAAGTCGGCCGTAGCGACGGACTTGCCGAAGTCGTCCTTAATGCCGATGAATTCCGCTTCCGCGCAGACGGAGAAGATGCGCTGTGGTTTGACGTACCGAACAGACGGTGGAAGTTTACCGGCACACTTGAGGGCGCAGACGGGGTGTTCAGCGGCACAATTCAGGCCGGGACGATTATCGGCGGCGTCATCAACGGGGCGCAAATCAATGGCGGCGAGATCAACGGCGTCGTCATCAACGGTGGCGAAATTTATGGTGCGTATATTGCTACTGGCCCAACCCTCCCGCGTGTGGAAATGTCGGCATCCGCCAATCGAATCAGAGCGTCGCTTGGAACTAATAACTATACTGAAATTGTCCCCGTCTCTGAATCGAATGCTCCGGCTCTACGGTCCTATAACGGGTCCGTTACCGGCGCCGCGTTCGTTTCAGGAAACCAGTATTTTATCTTTTCTTCAAACCATATCAACCTGTTCGCGAACGGATATGTTTACGTTCCGTCGTGGGCGGCGCTCTTGAATAGCATAACTGGGCGAACGCTGCAACAAGACTTGGACGCGTTAAGTGCGAGGATAGCAGCGCTAGGTGGATAAGTCACCCTTTCATGTGGTATATTGGAGAAAAATGACACATGGAAGGGGAACGGAAAGGTGAAGAAATTCGTTTCCGGTCTTCTTGTTGGTTTTCTCCTCGCGCTCCCGGCCTTCGCTGCCGCCGATCAAATATCTATGGTCGGGAAAAAGGTGCAGGTAGAATACCCTATTATCGTTGACGGGGAACGGCTTTCGGTTAATGCCGTTGCCATTGATGGCACCAGTTACGCTCCACTCAGAGCGGTCGGAGAAGCAATTGGCTATGACGTGAAATTCCAAAACAAGACGGTTGTTTTTGAGTCAAAAACAGAGCGGAAAGAAGGTGAGCAAGTGCAAACACAGATGCCCGCCGAAACGCCCGCGCAGCCCGCGCAAGAGCCGGAATTTTACTATACGCTTGACAATATAGATGAAGCCATTGCCGGGCAAGAGACGGGTATTAAGGCAATAGAAATGTCGATCAACATGTTCATGTCGTCCGGCGGTTCTCCCGAAAAAATCGAGGAGCTTCGGCAAAAGAAACGCGAGGCCGAAGAGCTTTTAGAAAGATTGAAAAGATTTAAGGAACAACTACAAGCCCAACAACAAAAATGACGCCCACAAACGGGCGTCTTCGTTTTTACAAAAACGGCCTTCCTTCTGGCCTAATACGGTATTCGCCGGGCGGCAGACGGTCGTTTGGTGGTGCGCGGTCATGTACTTCAATGTAACCCTTTTTGCCCAGATCGCTGATGTATCTGCCGTTATAAATAGCTGCAAAAACGATCCACGAAACGATCAATCCAAACCCAAGCGTCACAAACCCAACAATGGCGTTGGTTATAAACATGATGAAGAACCACTTTAGGTCACCGCGCAGAAGCGGAACAAAGAAACCAAAGAACAGCGTTGTCCACGAAAATCCCTTTTTGCATCTGATCTCATGACCGGATGCGTAATGCCGAAGAACAACCTTCATGGCGATCCCTCCAACTTTCGTAATAGTTCGCCATGATGAAAAATATTCCTGCTTGGGCGCTCCCATGCGGGGCGTCTTTTCATTTGCTCAAAGGAGTTGGTCACATGGCCCACGTCCAACCTATCGTCCGCGTCGAACTTGACCCGATGCATCCGGTTCCCGAGGTATGCGCGGTTATCTCAGCGCTCATCCCATACCATCCCGGTCAGGAAGAGGCGATCCTTCGCGGAGTGGCAGAAGCGATTGAAAAGCGACTGAAACAAATTGAAAAGGGTGGTAAGAATGGCTAACCGCTATGCAAATTTGGTTGGTAGCAACAAAATCAAGGACGAATATACGAAGATCAACACCGGATTCGATACCATACAAGCCGAAGTTGATGCCATCAACACTGAACTGGATGAGAAGGCCGACCGTGCATTTGCACGGGTGAATGGACTCACAGCGAGCACAAAGGACGACACCCTCAATATCGCTGGTGGTACGGGGATCACGATCAGCGAGAATCCAAACACAAAGACCGTAACCGTAACCGCGACCGGTACCGCGACACCCGGAGCGCACGGCAGCGCACATACCGAGTTTGGGTCCGACCCGATTCCGAACGCGACTACGGCGGAAGGCGGGTTGATGAGTGCTGCGGATAAGGCTGTATTGGATGAATTGAGTATAAAAGTTTCCGATTTCGCTGTTAGCGTCGTTGAAAAGGGCGCTGACAAAACGGGTGTCGCAGATTCCGCCCCCGCATTCCAAGATGCGTTCAATGCCGTCCGTGACAATGGTGGCGGTACTGTTTTTGTACCATTTGGCGAATACAAACTCGGATCGCTGCTTCGGATTTACAAAAACACCAGATTTATCATTGAACCAGGAACACGACTTATCCGCAATCATTCCGGGATGTTTTTGACAAATGGAGATCAAGGCGCAGAATACCCAGGTTACAGCGGACACGGAAATATCGTCATTGATGGCGGTATTTGGGATGGAAATGTAACTAATTTCCCTGAATCGTTTGATGCTTTTGGGATTGCAAGAGGTGCCAATATTATCATTCGAAATGTCGAGTTTAGAGATGTGGTTGATTATCACGCCATCGACTTGTGTGCATGTCGGGATGTGATCATTGAAAATTGCCGTTTCGTTGGTTTTATCAATACAGGCGGAAGAGAATATTCCGAAGCAATACAAATCCAAGAACACACATCTGAAGGGTTCGGACAATTCGGTCCTTTCGACGCCACCCCATGTTTAAATATTACGGTTAGGAATTGCTATTTTGGCGCAAGTGAAACGCCAGGAACGCAGGCATGGGCGACGGGTATTGGCCATCATTCCAGAGTAAAGGATGAATACAATGAAGGCATTAAGGTTATCGGGAACTATTTTGATGGTTTGACTTATGTCGCGGTTCGACCGATGAAGTACAATGATGTTATCATCGAAAACAACAAATTTATAAATTGTCAGGATGCAGTACGTTTTTCGCAGGCAGATGGAAATGGGGTACATGACGAAGGGATTCCACAAGCAGGAAAAAATTACATCATCAGAAACAATTTCTTCAAAAATATTGCGGGCGAATGTATAGACGTCTATTCTTACGAAAATGCAAAAGCCCAAAACATCATCATTACGGGGAATGTTTTTGAACTTGATAGCCCTGGATCGTCAAACTGCGTTCAACTTCGATTCGTACACAATGCCCATATAAGCAACAACACGTTCAAAAACGTCCAAAACGGAGTCGTGGTTTGGTACGGAAGCTCGGTTAATATCAACAGTAATAGTTTCAATGATACAGTTCGAAATGCGATTACTGTTACCGAGCCAGACACGCAATATCGGTTTAAGGGATATACGAAAGGTGTTAACATCAAAGATAACGTCATAAATAGATGCGGGAGAATAGGCATTCATGTTGCATTTACCGAAGAATTCTCTGTTGAAAACAACAAGATTATTGAACCTGGAACAGAAACAGATGACACGTATAATGGAATTACTTGTGGTGCATCCGCCGCAAATGGAATCGTCGCCCACAATCGTGTAATCATGGCAGCGTCAGGAAATCAAAATAGAAATGGAATCGAAGTAACTGGAACGTGCTCAAATGTTCGTGTTTTCGATAATGATGCAGAAGGAAAAACCAGGAGAACAAGCGTCACAACAGCAAACGGATGCTTCGAGGGTTTCTTTTTAGCCTCACCAAACGGTACAAGGTATAAAGTGACTGTAACTGACGCTGGCGCAATTTCGGTTACTGCTGGATAAGGCTCCGCATAAGCGGGGCCTTTATTATTGGAGGTGTTACCGTGGAAAACGTAACGAAAACCATCGTAGCTGTAGGGGGCGCGGCCGCCTCTTATTTGTTTGGGGGGTGGTCGTCGTTGCTGTCAATCCTGCTCACGTTTGTCGTGTTGGACTACATCACGGGCGTGGTGGCGGCCGGGAAAGAAGGGAAACTGTCGTCCGAAGTCGGCCTGTGGGGCATCCCGAAAAAGGTCGCCATCTTCGCCATTGTGGCCGTGGCGCACTTGGTGGATACAGCGCTCGGTGACGCCCACCTGTTCCGAGATGCGGCGATCTTTTTCTATTTGGCCAACGAGCTTTTGAGCATTACTGAAAACCTCGGCCGGATCGGCGTACCCATCCCGGCTACGATTCAGCGGGCGGTGGAAGTGCTGCGTGGAAAGTCGGAAGGTGACGCGAAGTGAACATCATCCAGGACTTTATCCCGGCCGGTCGCCGGAACCGCCCCGGGGCCAAACTGACCGGACCGAAATACATCACCATCCACGACACCGCAAACCCGGCGAAGGGCGCGGACGCGCTCATGCACGCCAAGTACCTGAAAGGCGACGATGCCGCCAACCGCCCGGCCAGTTGGCACTTCACGGTGGATGATCGAAACATCGTCCAGCATCTTCCTCTTGATGAAGTGGGATGGCACGCCGGGGATGGTTCCAACGGACCTGGTAACACGTCCAGCGTCGCCATCGAGATTTGCGAAAACTCGGATGGGGACCGCGCGAAGGCGGAAGCAAACGCTGCTTGGCTTGTGGCGTATCTGTTGAAGCGACTGAATCTCCCCATTGAATCTGTTGTCCAGCACAACAAATGGAGCGGAAAGAATTGTCCGCACATTATCCGCGCACGGAAAGGCGGCTGGGAGGCGTTTCTGGCGGCTGTGCGGGAGCATCTGAGTCCGCCTGTCCCTCCTGCCGATGAAGTATCGGCGTGGGCCCGGGAAGCGCGTGAGTGGGCGGTTAGCCGCGGCATCACGGACGGCACTCGCCCCAAAGATACAGTGACGCGGGAAGAGGTCTGGACGATGCTGTATCGTGCGCTGAAATAAACCGAAACCCCCGCCCAGCCGCACGGCCAGGCGGGGGATTTTTTGCTTTGGGGTACTCTTCAAGCAGGGGGAAATTCAGACATCGATCTCATCCGGAATCAGCCAGCCGCTCACCGGGTGATACCTGCTCAGCTCCACCGGCATGTGCTGCGGGATGTTGACTGCGTACTCACCCGTGATGCTTTCGCCCTCAAACGATCCCTCCGTCTGGTCGACAGGGAGCAGCAAAAACGCAAAGCTTTCACGGTCTTCGTCGGTCAAATCCTCGACATTCGCGATCCATTTGGTGACACGCTGGATGTATACGGCTGCGTAATCTTTTTCTTTGATGGCGCGGAGAGCTTCCCAGTACATATCTTTCCACGAGGTGTTCGGCTCAAAAACTTTCAGGAGATCGCGCTTGGCGTCCACCAGCCGATAATATTCCGAGATCACTTTGGCTTTTGCCACTGTTTCATTCCTCCATTTCGTTCTTTCTGGTTTAATTATACCCTGTTAGCTTGTATCATACAAGCGAACAAAAGGCGAACAAATTGTGAACTTTTATTTTTTCTGATAATCCCTGGCGAACGCCTCCGCCCGGTCTTTCCGCCACAGCGGCCGCCCCTCGAACACAGCGTCCGGCCGGGGAAACTTCCCACGGTAGGTGGGCTTAAGCGCCCGCTGCCCAGCCAGACTGACGTTCTGCTGGGTGGTGCCGAGGAGCCGGGCGAACTCCTGAGCACCAATAAGTTCGAGGGGCGGGGTCAGTTTCCCCGGATGTCTGCCCACGCTTCGACGGCCCGGTTCATGGCTGTGCGGGCGGCATCTTCGCTGTCGTACCACTCGATTCCGGATTCGCCGTCCTTCACATCCTGCACCGGGACCGTATCCGCATAGGGATATTCCGGCCCCCACGCGAAAGCGTACCGACCGTCTTCGCCACGAAGAAGCGCATATGCCTCGTCGCGGTTGGGGAAGTTTTCGCGGACGTCGATGCGCTCGGCAGAGACTTCCACCAGTTCGCCGAGCAGTTCTCCGTCTTCCGGCAGGATCGGATCGCCGTTCTCGTGGGAGCATTCCGACAGCGGGAACACGTGCGTATCGCCGCCGGCAATCGGCTCGCGCCATTCGATCCGAGCGCTGTCACCATCCACCACGATGTGGTAGCCGCGGTCGTAGGTGCGGCCCTCCCGGACGAAAACTTCATCAACATACCACTTCTTCATCATCAATCATCCTTCCTTTTATTTTCTTTATTTTCGCGGCTTCCCGCGACCGTCAGGGCCGTAGCCCCTAAACCTCGGTGTCCTCGGCACGCTCCCATACGAGATCGTATTTCTCAACCAAATCCGCGATTTCTTCGACGGACACGCGCAAATCCCGAATCTTTCCGCCGTCATACACGCCTTCGACTTTTCCCTTCTCAATGAAGACGAAAAGGGAATCGGTGAGAATCAAGTCTTCCAGCCCCAGCTTGTCCAAGACTTCCTCCTCCAACCACACTCGGTAATTGTACTTTTTGTCGAACATGGGGATCATCCTTTCGCCCGCCGCCCTTGTGTCGGCTGTCGGCTCTTTCTGATTCTAATATAGCGTAAACAGTTGTATAGTACAAGCGAACAAAAGGCGAACAAATTGTGAACTTTTCGTCTTGCCCCGGCCAGACTGTCCGCCGTATAATATGAGAACAATAGTTCGCGTAAAGGTGATGGCCATGATCAGCACCCCCGTCTGCGAGTGCCGCGTAGACATGCGCCCGCGCTGGAGCCGGGACGGCGGGCCGCGGGTATTCGTTTGTAGGCGTTGAGAACGGTGCGTGCCTGGGTACGAGTGGCTTTGGGTGATGCGAAAGAGGTGGGAAGAAAGGAACAATAGAGAAAGAGAAAATGGGTAGTTCCCCCTACATAGAATAGCGGAAAATTCCGAAAAGTCGATTAGCGGAAACATAAAATCAAGAAAGGACGGGACACGCATGGCAGCATTTTTCTTCCGCTCTCAGAATGACTTTGGCCGGATTCGTGTCGGTGACGTCGTACTCGTTGATCCCGAACGTTTTCCTGCTCCAGGCAGCGCCGTGTTGGTCTGGCCGTCATGGCGGATAGCTGCCGCTGAAAGTGTCCCGCCAGATTCTATTATTGGTACAATTGCAAGCCTTTACATAAATGGACGAGCCCCGGCCGTGTTGGCCGGGTTTTTCACCCGTGACCACATATTGACCACGGACGTATGGGAACAATGGGGGTCACAACACCATTTCCGCAAAAACTAAAAAGCCTGAAAAACCGCGTGGTTATGCGGTTCTTCAGGACATCGGGGTGTTTATCGGAACAAAAATATATTAAAGAAAATCCTGTATACATTATGGACATGCACACTTACACCTATTCCCAAGCGGCTTCCAAGGTGGTCAATACGGGCAGCAGTTATCCTCCCGCCACCTACAACCATTGTGAAGGCGGCTATTGCGGAACGCTGAGTCGCGTTTCGGCAACGGACAATGGCTACTGGCACGATTTCGGCCATTGGGAAACGGTGGTGGATGTTCCCGGACACTGGGAGACGGTCGTCGATGTGCCCGGACACTGGGAAACCCGGTATCGTCAGGAGTTGTGGTGCCAAGGTTACGGCGAGAACGGGGTTTGGTACGATCATCCGGGAGCGTGTACACACTCCACTTCCACGCCTTACTACAAAACAGTGGAGTACACGGTGTGGGTGCCGACCACCTACAAAGAAGTATGGGTGCCTCCCACCTACAAGCAGGTATGGGTATCCGACGTCCGCTGGGTCAGCAACTGGTACGGCACCTATTCGGGCACGATTTACAAGGATGTCCGCCAGCCCTATCAGAATCCGTATGTGCGCGCCGTCGCGGACAAATATCTCATATATGTCTCCGACGGAACCATCAGCGAGCTTGCCGATTTCAACAAGGTAAAGGGGCTTTCCGACGGAAAAATCATCCTGATCGGCGCGCCCGGCATCCGGAACCAGACCGAACATGACCATTTCATCCGTAACCAGGGCGAGGACATCCGTACGCTCATCGATCAGGCCTTTGCGTGGATCGCAGGACAAAGCCCGCCTTCGGCCTCGCAGACGGTTCTCGTAGGGGAAACGTTCCAGCTGCTTACGGACGAAACGGACCCGGAAAACGACCCGATCGTGCAGCGGCAGACGATGTATGTCCATCATGAGAACTTTTACGACAACTCCATGGGACGGGCTCCCTTTGCCTTGGCCGACTACGATCCCGCCGGGTGGTCCAGCCAGGCGCTGCACAACAAGTTCGATTTGCCAGGGGAATACATCGTTTACCGCAGAGTGAAGGACCAGCCGTCCACGGACCCGGCCCTTCAGCAATACGGGTATTGGTCCAACGAATCGTTCACCGTCATCCGGGCGCACCGCAAGCCGATTGCGCTGGCCGAGCTCGACTGGACTTACAACACCTCATGCAACTGCTACGATACGACCTGGGTGGACAAGTCCTACGACCTGGACCACAACGTCAGCGACCCGGTCAACAAGGGCATCGCGGAGCGCAAAATCCGCTACTACCGGTCGGAAGACGGGGAGTGGTACTACAAGATTCCGGACCGGCTGTTGCCGGGCACGTACCAGCTGGAATACCTGGTCAAAGACGTGGAAGGCGCATGGTCGGACCCGTTCGTGATGGACTTCACGCTGCAGTCCGTCCCGCCGCCGCAGCTGCGGGCGGAGCTCAGAGCCGTGGACAACGCCTTTACGATTGCGGGCGGCGTGCCGGCCGGCGAAAAAATTCAAGCCTACGACCTGTGGACGAGATTCCCTTACAGCGTGGACCTGCAGTTCCTGATGAATCCGACGGGCAACATCATCAACCGCACGGTGCCCTACCATACGGGCACGAAGACAGGCAGCGACATCTATTGGGCGAACGAGACGTTTACCATTCCGCAGACGACGGCGGACGGCAATTACACGTTCCGGGTAAGGGCCATAGGGGCCAACGGGACGAGCGTCCACAAGGATTTCGGCGTCCGCGTGCTGACGCCGATCCGCCTGCAGCCCGGCGTGGAGAAAAACGGTTCTCCGGTCGACACGCTGACGGTGGGAGATCCAGTGACCCTGACGGCGCGCACCACCGAGTATCCGAACCAGGTGACGGTCACGGCGTTCAAGGGAACGTCCCATCAAAAGACGGTGACGCTTTCCGGGGTGACCGAATCGACCGCGGGCACGGGCGCCAAACGCTGGAGCGCGGCCTTTACGCCGCAGGCGCCGATCCCCGACGGGACGTACACCTTTGAATGGACCGCCCGCACGCCGAACGGAAACACCGAGACGAAGACGTTGCAACTCGCGGTGATCAACAATACGCCGCCTGATGGAAATCTGAAGGTGTACACGTACGATGCGGCTGATGAAGCCATGCCCATCTATGAAGGGGATACGGTGCGGATTCGCGCCGTGCAGCTGACCGACCGGGAACGGGATAATCTGAGCGTCCGGTTTGAGCTGTTCGATGCGAAAGGCGCGAAGGTGCTGGACCAGACCTTTGCCGCGGCATATCCCTACGGTGAACCGGGGCCGGACTACCGGCTGCCGGCGGACGGTTCCGCGGCGGGAACCTGGACCGTGCGGCTGACCGTCAGCGACGGGAAGGCGCCGGCGGTGGTGAAGACCAGGACGTTCCTGGTCCGGGCTTTGGGGGTCCAGGGCTATGTGCTGCACACGGAAGCCTGGGAGGAAAACCGGCTAAGATACAACGAAAAATATCCGGACCGTCCGCGTCCGCCGGATTGGTTCTGGGCGGGGGAGGCGTTCGTGCTGGAGGCGGACGTGACCGACACGCAGCATTCCGGCACCAGGGCGGTGTCGGTCACGGCGGAGGCGGAGCGGGGGCTCCGGCATTCGCTTTCACCGGCCACCGGGTCGGCGGTGCGCTGGGAAGGTTTGCTTCGTTCCACGGAAGACGTCAAATTGAACGAGCTGCCGGAAGGCACGTACACCTTCGTGTTTACGGCAACCTACAGCAACGGTGCGGTGAAAACATCCTCCGTCACCGTCCGGCTTCAGGATACGGTGGACGATTTCTGGAGCGTGCACCGGGTCCGGTAGCCTGGGGTAAAAATAGAGGAGTCCGGGAAAGATCCCGGACTCAGCCTGTTGAAAAACCTCTCAACAGGCTATTATTTTCTCTCATATCTTTAACAAATCACCGCGTTAATATGGTATAATATCACTATACTACAATTAGGTGGTGATCCTGTGCTTCGTCACAACCC